GTCTAAACTTAAACATACGTCTATATCGTCAGGCAATAGACTTTGTGCGGTGTTACGCGCGACATCAAAGCGCCAAGGCTTGACGCTAATTTCGTGAACTATTACTCCGTGCTCACGTAGGATCTCGACCGTGCGGTCTGTGGATCCAGTGTCACACACTAGGCGGAAGTCTGCGTCCTTGGTGGTTTCGGCCCAGCGGGCAGCGTGTTTTTCCTCGTTTAACGAGATGGCGTATGCGGCAACTTTCATGGTTATACCTTACACTATTTTAGGAAAAAATGTTGTATTTTACATGTGTACTTAAATGAGTACTAGCGGACCCACATCATACCAACATCAGCAGTAGGCCGTAGATACGATTTCATCCATCCACCTTCTTCCCACAACTTACCAGCATCAATGTGCCAGACGGGGAAATTAAAAGACTTAATCGAGTACCATATAGCAGGTTGCTGTAAGTGATGTTCTATGAATTGCGGTGCCACCTGCGTATATCCAAGGCCAGCAAGATATTGAAGCTGCTCGATGTGCTGGCCCATCGTGACCTCTGTCCATTCAAATGTAAGGGTGCCATATTTTTTACTCATTCCTCTAAACACCGACCATTCAGCACCTTCAACATCAATCTTCATTAAATCGGGTTTTCCATAAATTCTTGCTAAAGTGTCAATTGTAATGGTGGTAGCTGTAGTTGTTGTAAATACTTTTCCATTATACGGCATTAAATCTGATGTAAGCCAGTCCTTATTAAGAGTGCTTAAGCCATCTTCATCAGCCTCATAGAATTCCACTTGTGCATAATCTAAATAAGATACGGCATAGCGTAGGGGGGTAACTTTAGAATTATAGATATGGCTTTTTACAAGCTGCGCAAATACACGAGACGGCTCTATGGCAATTATTTCATAACCTTGTTCTAGTCCTGCAACAACCGCATCGCCGCGGTTTGCCCCAATGTCAAATAGAAGCAAGGTTATACTCGATCATGGCGCGGTACTCGGTATCAATATCGTCTCGTTCAAGAAGCAAATTAAATAATTTTTTTGATTCAGCAGCCCTACCTATCCACCAAGCACTGACTGCCTTTTCAAAAATCAGGCGAAAATCATCTGCATCTATGGATAGACCAATGCAGGAGTAGGTGTAGCATTCTTGCCAATTCTTTTGCCGTTCATGGAACTGAGATAGCCAAAAGTAACCTTCTGCCATATTTGGTTGATAGGCGATTGCTTGAAGCAAAGAATTAGACACCGTTGCTAACCTGTCATTTTGATCATCAAAACATCGGGCCAAGTTAATAAGGGACTGGTAGACAATCTCTGGATGACTGTAGTAGCCGTATTCCGCCGTGCGCAGATAGAATGAAACAGCACTTGCCGTCTGGCGTTGGTTTTCATATTCTTTTGCTACTGCAAAATTAAGATTTGGATTAAATGGATCATGTGATAGATCAACTACTAAAGACTCAATGAGCATCAAGAGCCTGCACAATCATGTCCTCAACAACACCCTTTGGCGTACGTAAAACAAATGCTGCGTTATCTTGGAAGCCAAATGAAATAAGAAGATCATCTTTATAAATAGCAGCACCAACACAAAATTCAATCTTTCCATCAAGAAAACTAAAAGTGTCACCTAACCCTACAAGATTAAGTTGATCATCCCATACGCATAGCCGATGACGATACAACCCGTCTTTCTGATTAAGGTAGTTGTTATATAGATCAACCTCATGTGTAATGCTGATATAAATATTACCCCAACGAATAAGTTGCGAGCCTCCTCTTTGGTCTTTATTTGAAACTATCCCTTGTTTAAGTGCTATCTGACTGCATTCTTTACCATCTAATTTAACAACTTCAACAGGGCTAGTCCATTTGATAAAGTGATCTACTCTATCAAGGATAGGCACCCAATTCTTCTCACAGTAGGAATTATCTGGAGCAGGAGCTGGAATACGAGTACGCTTAGTCTCCTTTGCACTCCAAGTCTTTTTGTCTAACTCAATAACGGTTTTTTCCATACGGCCAACACCATTGTCTGTAGTGTCTCTACGCACACCAATAAGACAGTATTCATTATCCCATTGCAGTAGCCGGGCGTCTTCTAAACCTACAAACTCCCACACAGGTTCATGTAATTCTAACATTTCAACTTTGGTAAACTCGCTTATTGCTAAATCTTTATCAAGTCTGCACAAGTAATTTTCTGTTACTAATCGTTGGTCTTTTTCTGGATGCAAGTAGCCTAGTGGCCCCCAACGGGAGGGAAACTTTTGCTCGCCTTCCGCATGATATAGCGTGTAATTCACGTGACGAAGGTTGACTAGTATGTCACCTTCATCATCTACAAATATAGACGGGTTCATTAAGCCAGTACCAGAAGTTAATCCGTTAGGAATAACAAGAGGAACTAACTTACCCCCGTGCTTTACTGCTTTTTCAACTAAATTCACTATGCCCACCACTCCCCCAGCTTAGTATTGCAGGCTACATTGATTGTAACCTAAGCGCCGCAAGTATTGCCATTGACTTTCGCATTTCAATAGTTTCCGTGCGAATAGCCTTTTCAGCGGCCTCACGTGCCCACAAATCTCCAAGCAGCACTACATCATCTAAGTTCTCTACTGAACTAATCACACTATGTTTATCCAAAGCGCCCTTGTACATCAAAAGATGTTCAGGCCACTCTGAAGGTAATGTTGCAATAATTGCAGTATACATATCAATATTTGATTGGTATTGAGAAACTTCTGCTTCTCTTAATTCAATCGGTGTTGGTTCTGTCATGTTATTTCCTTTACACTAGAGCGTAGTTTTGGTCGCGTTGATCTGGAACACCTGAACTGCCGCTTGCTACTTTGACGCCGAATCCGTCGGAATCGGTCCAATCATATACCTGCCAATTGCCAGCCGCGGTGCTTCCTGCACCCGAAATCAATAATCCCGTCGCGTCAAAAGAACCTGGGGAACTATTGCTTTGGATTGTCCAAGCGGTGACAGGGTCAGTGTACTTTGTCCCAAATCCGCTTGCATAGGTAAATGGATAAGCCCAAATATAGGGAGATGTGCTACCGATTCCAGCAACGACAGTTCCAGCAGGGTTCCAAAAAATTGTTTGTGTATTTATCGGTCCATCAGTTGCAGGTGCCGAATACTTTGTTCCAAACCCGCTTGCTGTAGTAAATGGATAAACGGTAACTACGGGTGCTGCTTTTGAAGAATACGCAACAACATTGCCTAAAGGACTAAACGAAACTCTTGGGGCAGTTATGCCTGTAAATGAAGCAGGTGCGGTATACTGACTCCCCCAACCACCTGCGTATGTCCAAGCATATGTGGCTGATGCACCCGTGCTGCTACTCCCGTTTGCAAACCCCAAAGCATTCCCGGTTGGGTGCCAAGAACCATTATTTGGACTAGAAAGAAAAGAGGCTGGCGCGGCATATCTTGTGCCAAACCCACTGGAAAATGTGTAAGCAGAATAGATGGGCGTGCTTGCAAGTTGAACGTAAAAAAATGCACTTCCGTCAGGGCTAAATTTTGTATCGACTGGCGAACTTGTAGGTGTGGTTGCCGCCGATGTGTAGGCTGAGCCAATTTGAAAAGATGCGCTAATCGGGCGCGCTTCCAAATATGGAGAAAAAGAACCAGACGAAATGTAATCCGTTTTTGCGGAGTTTAAGGTGATGCCTGAGCCAGCTGTCGTGGGGCTAACACTAGAAACAAGTGAGTATCCATTGCGACTATAAAACCACAGAGATATCGCACTAGAATCACCGCTAAGTAAGATTTGTTTTATATACTTGTATGATGATGATATAATTGCAGCTGCCAACATTAAAAAATATCTCCAATAATTGTAAATGTATCAGCAGCAACGCAAATTACGGCAGCAGAAGAATATCGAGCACGCAGCACCGGTGCGGCAGCAGTTACTCCCGTTGAGGTAATTGTTGTACCTACACCAGCGGCAAAAGTAACTGAACCAGTGCCGTAGCGTTGAATATATATCTGATCATTAACCGCAAATATAGATGCAGGAACAGTTACAGTAACTGCGCTTGATGAAGTAAAACGAGTTAATTTGTTTACATCCGTTAAACTCAATGTATAGGCGGTACTTGTACTGCTAGGGCTACTTGAGAAGAACAATAACCCTTGCGTACCTTGTATACCTGTATTACCTTGAATACCAGTTGTGCCTTGCGTGCCAGCACCAGTCGTGCCTTGACGCCCTTGAACACCTTGTGTACCTTGAATACCAGTTGTACCTTGCGTACCAGCACCAGTTGTTCCTTGTATTCCATTTGTACCTTGAATACCTTGGACAGAAGTACCTTGAATACCTTGAGTGCCTTGAACACCGCCTGATGGGCCTTGCAAACCAACTGTTCCTTGAGTTCCTTGAGCACCTGCAGCAAAAGTTTGGTCTACTATTCCATATACTCTAAAAGCGACAACTTGTGCGGTAATGGACGCACTGCTTGTTGACATTTGAACAGTAATTGTTAAATCAGTAGCTGCAGATTGCGAACCAACTACAGTTGATAAAGTAAAGAATGGAACTCCTTGGCCGCCTGACGTGCTGTTGACAACAGGTGCATAAGTTGCAACCGTTGAACCAGCCGCTTTAAAGCGCCATGTAAAAGTTGGAAAAGAAAGAGAAGCAGTATTGCTGCATTTAACAATTGCTTCTATCTTATAGTTAGTAAACTTAGCTGCGTCAGTAGCGCCAATTGTAAAAGTTTTTAACGCGGCAGATTCAGCGGTAGATGTAGTAACCACAGATGACGCAGTTTCGTCTGAAAGTAAAGTAGCAGTTATCCCTTGAATTGAGAAACTTGCAGGACCACCG